CGTGCTCGGGGCGGTGGGGGCGATCAGGCTGCGTTGAAGGCTAGGGCCCCGGCGGAGACGATGGCGATCTCGAACGAGATCTCGCCATCGTGACGTCCGGTCAGCTCGAAGGCGGTGATCTGAAACGGGCCCGTCACGGTGCCGAAGTCAGGGACGACGACCTGCCAGTCCCGGATCGTCCCTTCGAACACGTATGTGCGGACGAGCGCGTCGGAGGCGGCGTCCTTGAAGATGCCGGTGCCGGCGAGCCGGGCCGATTTGACTCCGGCACCACCAAGTAACTCGCGCCATTGGCCGGAGGACTCGGCGTGCGTGATGTCGACGGTCTCCGCGTTGAAGGCGATCGAGCGCGAGCGAAGTCCGGCCACCGTGACAAAGGTGCCGGTGCCGTCGCTATCGACTTTGAGGAGGAGGTCCTTGCCTTTCTGGGCGGCCATGGCGTGGGCTCTCGTTGCTGGGGTTCGGTGTTGCCGGCGCAATCAGGACGGCGGCTGGCTCGAGGTGCGGGGCGGCACAAGCCGGGGCCGCATGCGAAGGGTGCGAGTATCAAAGACGCTCGGTCAGTGCGCGAAAGCGGGCCTCGCCGTGCCAGGTCTCGCCGTCGGCCTCGCGGCGGACCTCCGAGATGTCATTGCGAAGGCTGACCAGACGATGGCCGTCGAGGTCGAGATCGGCCTGGTGCAAAGCGGTCTGCAGGGCCGCCATGACGAGGGTCGCCTCGCGGCGGCCGGCCGAGCGCGACCAGACGTGCAACGTCAGCGTAAGCTCGTCGCCGCCGTCGGTGCCGGTGCTCCAGTCCCGCGCGGATGCAGGTCCGAAGGTGACATAGGGGAACGCAGCACCCTCGGGAGCGCCGTCGAATACGTGTGGGCCGCCGAGGAGGTCGGTGAGATCGGTGTTCGCGATGAGGCTGGCGTAAACGGCCTGCTGCAGAGCAAGAACGGCGGTCGGCATCGCATCGACCTTTCACGACGATGGTGGCGGAGGGAGGGCACGCCACAGGAACGGACGCGCGCCTAGGACTGGATCTCCTCGCACAAGCATTCGAGCCAGCGCCGCTTGGCGCCGATCTCAAGGACGGCGTGGATGGCGAAGATCCGGGTGCCCTCGCGAAAGCGCATTGCCGGTGAGATGCCGGGTCGGCGGCGGATGCGAATCGCATGGGTGACCCGTGTCTCGGTCGCATCGGCCCGGCGGGTCTCGCGCCCGGCGCGGGGATCGACACCGGCCCAGACGTAGGCGGCCGGGGACCAGGCCACAACGAATCCGCCGGCTCCGTCGCTCGTGCGGGATGCGGCTTCGAGCAGGAGGCGATGGCGCAGCGCGCCGATGGGCGGCACGCTCATGCGCGCACCTGACGGTACGGCATCAGCAGCTCCGAGACCGACGGTGGAATGGGCTTCGTACCGCCGGCAAGCTCGAACGGCGCGCGGTGCTCGTACCAATGCGCGACGAGCAGTAGAAGAGCCTGACGGACAGGCGCCGGAACGGAAGCCGCAGTCGCGCCGAAGCCGGCGACGAAATCGATCTCGATGCCGTTCGTGTGGCGTCCGGGCAGCGGCAGCGGTGACACCCGCGAGAGGGCGAGGCGTGGAGGCACGCCCTTGCCGTCGAGATCGTAGAACTCTGGCGCGATGGTCAGGGCGCTGTCGTCGGCGGCGCGCACGCGGACGGCAGTGATCGATTGGACGGGGCGCATGGGAAGCGTGAGGACGAGGCCCCTAGGCCACTTGTCGAGGAACCAGGCCCAGCTCTGCGTCACGAGGGCGAGGCCGAGGGCTGCCTCGATATGCAGCCGCGAAGTCAGGATGAGACTGGCGAGCAGCATATTGTCGTCGTTGCCGTCGATGCGGAGGTGCGATTTTGCCTCCGCCAGGGACAGCGGCTCGACGGCCGGGGCCGTGATCGGAACGAGTGCCATAGATGCTCCGTGGGACAGCGGATTTGACGGCGGCAAGGGTGGCGGGACGCGCGGGGTGCGACGCGCGTCCCGCCGCGCACCCGCGGGGAGGGCCGGAGCGCGGGTGCGGAACGGATGGGCCGGGTGTGTTCGGACGTGCGGCCGGGTTGGGCGCCGGGCTTGGCCGCCAAAGCGTCAGACCCTGAATGCGCCCACGCCCGAGCCGACCTGACTGTCGCGTCCGCGACCCGGCCGCCTGTATGGTGTGCGCGTCACGCGGCGAACTTCAGCAGCTTGATGGCAGCGAAGTCCTGGATGCCCCCGCCGACGCGCTTGGTCGTGTAGAAGAGCACGTACGGCTTCGAACTGTAGGGATCGCGCAGCACGCGGATACCGACCCGGTCGACGATGAGATAGCCGCGGCGGAAGTCGCCGAACGCGACTGCATATGCGTCGGCGGCGATATCCGGCATGTCCTCGGCCTCGGTAACCGGGAAGCCGAGCAGTAGCGAGGGCTCGCCCGCCTTCATGGACGGCTGCCAGATGTAGTTGCCGTCGGTATCCTTGAACTTGCGGATGACGGCCTGCGTCGACCGGCTCATGACCCAGTGGGCGTTGGCGCGATGACCGGCCTTGAGCGCATAGACCAGGTCGATCAGCTTGTCGGAGGGATTGGAAGCGGCGAAGGCGCCAGAGACGCCGGTGGCGAGAAAGCCAACGTTGCCCCAGCTCCAGGACGCATCAGCGACCTTCGTATAGTCGAGGAAACCCTTGGGCTTGCTGCTGCCGTTGCCGACGACGAAGGCATTGCCTTCCTGCTCCGCGAACGCCGTGCGGACTTCCTCGGCAATCCACTGGTCGATGTCGACTGCCGCATCCTCGAGCAGGGCCGAGGTCGCCGCCGGCATGGCATAGAGCTCCATGGTCGGGAACGAGAGCTCGGCGAGCGTCGCCGTCGTGGTCTCGGGCCGGGCGGCGGTCTCACCGACCCATCCAGTGCCGAAGCCCGAGGTCGCAAACGGCTTCTTGTAGACGGATCCGGAGACCTGCCGGACGCCGGCGATCGAGCGGATCGGCGAGATCTCGCGCAGGGCGGAGTTGACGGTCCGCTCGGTCTCGTCGGGAACGAGATAGCCGCCATCCGGATCCGAGCCGACCGACAGGGCCTTGGCTTCGAGACTGCGCATCGGGCCGGCATCGCCTTTTCGGATGTATGTCGCGAAGGCGGATCTGTGCTCGCGACCGATCGGCGATCGGGTCGGGGCGGTTGCGGATAGATGCGGTCGCGCTGACTTGAGCTGGAGCTCGTCGAGCGAGCGATCGATGCGCGCGAGCTTCTCGTCGAGCAGCACGTCGCTGGCGGCGAGGCGCTCGTCATTGGTCGCCTTGTAGGCCTCGAAGGCCTGCATCAGGCTATCGATCACGACACTGGGGTCGGCGGTGCCTTTGACTTCGATTGCGGTGCGGTCGTTCATTCATATCGTCCTTTCGATGTGGAACGGGGGATGCCGGCCGCTTGCGGCGGCGAGAATGTGGGCGGGCACGGCATGTGGCGGCGGTAGTCGGGCATCGGGCCGGGCGGTCTTGAAGGCGGAAACGCGGGCGCCGGGCAGCAGCGGGAACGTGACGATCGAGATTTCCCAGAGATCGACCTCGAGCAGACGCCGCACGCCGGTCACCGCCTCGCGCCGCGCCTTGACGGCCCGGAACCCGATGGAGAGGCCGTCGATGGCGCCGGCCCGCATCAGGGCTAGGACCTCGCGGGCGCGTGTCACCTCCGGCAGAAGCCGACCCGTGGCAAGCAGGCCGCGACGGTCCTCCCTGAGGTCGAGCCAGTGACCGATCGGCTCGGCTGGATCGTGCTGGAACAGAAGCTTGATGCCGCGCGCACCGCGTGCGGTCAGGCTGCGGGCAAAGGCGCCGGGTAGGATTACGTCGCGGCCAAGATCCTCGCGGTTGAAGAGCGAGGCATAGCCTTCAAACGTGCCGTCGAGGGCCGCTGATTTGAGCTCGAGCGGCGTGAAGGCGATACGCGGTGCGGACATGGGATAGCTCTATTGTGGTCGCCGCGACTGGGTATTTGATTGTCGCCGCGACTCCGCTTCGCGGAGCCGGCCGCGGCGACGCGTGAAATGGGCCCCGGGGGGCTCCGGCGACGGATGGAAGGGGCGCAGCGGTACTCGATGTGCCATGCGCGATGGTCGCGTACGTGGCTCGGGTGCCATCGGACTTCACTTCCGATCAGGGCGGCGCTGCAACCTCAGCGGACTGGGAAGCGGGCGGCGTCTCGGCCGCGGGCAGTGGGCCGTAGCCGGCGGCGGCACGCTTCTCGTCGGTCGTGAGGAAGTGCGCGCGCTCCAGCCGAGACCATAGCGCCTCGCGCTCGGGGACGAGGGCCTCGACCCCGTCGAGGTCCGGACGGAGGGCGAGGCCACCGCCGAAGGCCGGGCCAAGCCACGAGTTCAGAGCCTGGGCGATGCGATTGACGAGCGGCAGCACGGTCTGTCGCCAGAAGGCGCGGTTGGCTTCCTGGTAGTTCGAATACGTGCTGTCGCCGGGAATGCCGAGGAGTTGGGGCGGCACGCCGACGGCAAGCGCGATCTCTCGGGCGGCGGCGTGCTTCGCCTCGAGGAAGTCCATGTCCTTCGGCGAAAGGCTCATCGATTTCCAATCGAGGCCACCCTCCAGCAGTAAAGGGCGTCCGGCGTGGGCGGCGCCCTGGAAACCCCGCTCGAGCTCGGCCTTGAGACGATCATACTGCTCTGGCGTCAGATTGCTGTCGCGCGAGGTGTAGACGAGGGCGCCGGACGGCCGCGCCGAGTTGTCCAGCAGGGATTTGTTCCAGCGCGACGCGGTGTTGTGAATGTCGATCGCGGTCGCCGCGGCCTCGAGTGGAGAGAGCCCGTAATGATCGTTTGCCGGATTGAACAGGCGCATGTGCAAAATCGGCCGCATGCCCGGCACTGGCTCGGCGGAGATGCGGACGGACCGACCTGCAATCGCGTACTCGTGCCCCTCGGGCCAGCCATCGACTCCGGGAACCACTTTCATGCGATCGGGCCGCAGGACGTGCAGCTCGCGTAAGCGGCCGTCAACGGCGACGGCCTCGAGATAGGCATTGCCGGAGACGAGCAGGAATCCGACGAAAGCCTCGATCAGGTCGGCGCAGGTCTGCTCGGCGTTCGGATGTTGCACAAGGTCGATCAGCGGGTGGGCATCGACTTCCGCGTCACCCTGATAGAGTAGGAGGGGGACCGAGGCGGTGGCCTCCGCGATCATTCGCACGGAGCGGTAGGCGATGGCGTTCTGGGCGTAGCCTTCGCGGGCGAACGTCGCATAGTCGCGCGGGGTCCAGACGGGCTCGCGTAGCGTCTCGAAGGCGACGAGCGGGGCAGTGCGCGACGCCTTGACGGCGGGTGCACGGCGGGCGCCGGCGAGCGCGCCGAGGCGGCCGACCGCAGACGTGAGCGCATCGTGCAGCCACGATGCAAGGAGCACCTGCTTGGTCAGTACGGGCATGTGGAAACTCGCTTCGGTGACGGGGCGGGGCCTGCTGTTGCAACATCCTCAACGACCGGGGATTCGGCTCGTTGTTGGTCGCCGCGACTGCCCTGCGGGCAGCCGGCCGCGGCGACGAGCGAAGGGGGCACCGGTTGTGCTCTT